GCCGCCGTCTCTACCAGCCCCTCCCGAATATGAGCCTGTCCCACCGCCACCCCCGCCGAGAGCCGTTAGTAAACTGCCGAAATGGGAATCCGCGCCTCTTGGGATGGTGTAAGTTTTGCCAACGGTGATGCTTACTGTATCTGTGACCAATAGCGATGAACGATAAACTACGCCCGCGCCGCCGCCACCTCCACCCCGAAACGGGCCGGGATAAGCCGAAGAGCCAGAGCCCCCGTTACCACCGCGGCCCACGACTAATACCTGGATATACCCGCCATTGACTATTTCAAGCGTGCCATCATCTGTGAATGTGTGTGTCCGAAACCCATCCGCTTCGGTCACTGACCCACCCAAAAAGTACGGTTTGCCCTTGTCGTCAAATACGCCTAACATCACCAGTTTTTTTAGTAAGTGAGTGGTCATGGTTTCGTGTTTCCGAACAGTCTCCAAACGTTAGTCGCGGTCTTGAGAATAGCGCAGACCGCGTGCTGTCCTCTGGTCTTATAGCGGCTGTTCTCCGCATAGACGGTCACGCCCGCCGCGCTTGCGATGGTCAGTTCTCCCGTCCCGCTCTGACAAAAGGCAATGACCGTTCCGATCTCAAACGCAACCACATCATTATTGGGGATGGTGGCTGTTCTATTGGTCGAACCAGTAAGAATTAGCATGTGGTCACGGTCGCCCAACTCAAGCACTCTGTCTGTGCTGAATTCTGTATTGGGGACAAGTCCGTCTTGAATAATGGCGTTGACATCATCCGCTAAATTGTTCATGTAGATTTCGTCTACCAGTTCGCCCTGTACTAAGTAAGGTATGCTCATATTTTTTTATCCTACATAAGTTGATACGCCGATTTCACTTCTGCCTTCAATGCCGATATACCAGCCAGTAATTGCGCTGACTGGCCTGACCCGATAAGTCACTTTGATCAGCCCCGCCCCGTGTATTTCGAAGTCCACGCCGTCAATGTAAACATCGCGGTTGATACCCGTCTGCGACTCCCTGACCGTGACCCGTGAACCGATGTCCAAATACATGAACGCCAGCATGAAGCGGTAATCTTGATTAGCCCAGAATGAAAAACTGTCGATCTGTGGGCGTGATATTTGCGCGTTCAGTAATTCAAACTTCGCAATGGCCTCGGCTGTGTCCGGGTCGTTCTGATAAGGCATATTGATGTCAAGCGTCAATTCCCCGTATTTATCCTGAACGCCTGTGTTTTCATACGTGGATTTAATGGCATCATAGAGATAAATCCCATAACCGCGCGCCTGCAATTTAGTGACGTAGGAATCATTAACGTTGTTGTTGGTCAGTTCGTACTCAACGCCATTCGCGCCGTAGGTCTCGCTCACAACCAAATCTGCGGTTCGGTTTGTGCCTGTACCGTCCGAGTTCGCAAACATAGCATAGTCTGTGCCGGATTCCGGCGCGATCATATTCTTGCCTGCCACTCTGGGGGCGCCTCCGGTCGGATCTCTAAATGTGCCTGATACCTTGCGCGTCTCTCCTGCTGCTAATTTAATGGATGATTGCAGGGTGTATAAGATGACTGGGTCGGTATCATATTTGCGCGGGTAAGATGTGATAGTGATTACATTGGCGGTATTCTTACCGTAGGAATAATCAACGTTGACGAAGGTATTAATGAAAAAGTCCGCGTAGAAAAAGTCATCCACGAGAATGTAATCGCCGTCTTCTGTGATCAACGCCTCACCGTCTTCGGTTGCCAGCCACCAACTATCCACTCTTGGTGTTGGCAGTTTGGCGCGGGAGAAGAACGCATCTGGTCGGGACTCCCTGCCTTCTACCTTGAGCGTGTTGGCGTTTGCTGCTGCGTGCCGGAGGTAGATATAGCCCCACTCGGATAATGCCAGTTTAGAGAATTCCGAGAGCGCGGTGGTCTTATCCCTGACCGTATCAAAGACGCTTACAAATGTGTCGAGTCCCACATCAAGGCTTTTATTCTCGGGCTGGTTGGACATCATCGCCAGAATCAGATCCACCACTTCATCCATGCGCTTATTAGTGGTGTATTGTGGTAATGGCAGTTTCTTCGTGCTTGCCTGGTTCATCCAGTCCACAACGGTGACTGTGGTTCTGCGCTGACCGTATCTACCCGCGTCAACCTTGATCCCGTCTTTGGCAATCTTGCCCTCAAAGCGCGGGACGGTCACGCCGTCGTAAGTGAAACTAATCCTGATATCAATGCCCGCCGAAAATCCGGCGCGGCAATTTGTGTGACCAGGTGAGTAGTAACCGGGCTTACCTGCGCTGTTGGCTTTCGAGTTATCCAGCGAGAACGAGAGTGTTCCCGTTCCCGCAACCCTTGAGACTACGCTGTTATCACGGATACCATAGGAGCAGCGAATGACCGGAGTTGTCACGACATCTTGAGTAATATCTGACCAGATATTCTCGTCAAATTCGTCTTTAGAGAACGCGGCTTCTATCGTGAAATAATCCGGTCGTGCGGTCATGTGATTAGTTGAACCGCCTCTCTGAACCAAATCGGCATCATATCCAGTTTGTGATCGATGCTGTCAAGCGTCATTTGATTAGCTCTTTCCCCGCCTAACCCATCTGCATTAACAGACGAAATATCCCGCATAACCGAAGTTACCGAGTTCACCGCCAACCCAGCATCGTTATCAACGCCAATCGCCAAACCTTTCATCAAGTTCCCGCCGATTTCCATAAAGACACGTGATGGTGAATGAACCTGTGCCTCGGCTTTGGCAGCGGCGATGGCGGCTCTAATGGCTTCCCTTGCAGCCTGTTCGATAAAAGGTGTACCTGTTCCAATTCCCGCAGCGATACCCTTCGCGGACATTAGCCCAACATCTTGAAATTCAGATTGATGTCCTTTGGCTGCATTTACCCACCCTGATGCCTCTGATCCGATAAAATTACCTATATCAAGACTGGTGAACCCATCGGAAAACGAATTTCCAATATCAATACCTAATAAATTGAATTGCGGGACTGATTCCTGAAAACGTGAATTGAAAGCATAAATACCGCTATCGCCAATTGACGCCATGCGATCAGTAAATGCCACACCGCCCATACCGCCCTCAAACAGCATATCCGCGTTGATCTGCCATTTTTGGAGCTGGTTAATACCCGGCATGGTTGTTCCGATTCCGCTATCTGTAACCGCTTTACCTAATCCTTGTCCAAAACCGGATTCCTGAAGTTTTGCGCGGGTATCTTCAGCCTGTGTCTGTGCACCCTCTGTGTCGCCGCCAAGTACTTTTGAAATTATCCCGATTCCATCTGCTATTGTGCCGATTACAGTTGCGATATTGTCCACAACGGTCGATACCGTTTCCCAGCCACCAACCATTTCAAATACCGCACCTGTGACAAGTTTCGTGTTATCGTAGATTGATTTCACAGACAATGCCACATTTTTAGCGGTCTCGCCAAACTCTTGAAGCGGCCCAGTTTCCGGCATAACATCTTCACTGCCAAGAATACCAACCTTGCCCTCTTTGGCTATTCCAAACGCCTGCATTATTCCGTTCTTGATGTCAGTAAATACCGGCCCCAATTCAGCCGGCAGGTTTTTCAGCGTTTCGGAAATATTTGTAACCACGTCTAAGAATATCGGCTGAAATGGTGCGCCGATGGCTTCTTTTATGTCCTCAAAATAGCGCGGCCAAGAGCGCATGACCTTTGTCGGCTGTGTCATCGCCTCTTCGTAAATACCGGCGATCCTCGTGCCTTGTTCAATCGTGGCGTTTAGAAAGGCTTGTTGTTTTTCGGCATAAGACAATTCTCCAGCCGCCTTACCAATGGAAGCAGCGTAATTCTTATAGGCAATATCAGAATCAACGATGATCCCCATTTGTCGTAATATCAATGGGTTTAGAGTGGTTACGCCGTGAACAAGTCGGTCAAATGCTTCAGATGAATTGGTCTGCGAGATAACGGCTGCATCTTGTGCAACACGGGCAAGTTTGGCGGTTTTGGTTACATCAAGACCCGCCTGAACAAACTTAGCGATTGCTTGATTAGCGGCCTTGCTCTCAATGCCCATTTCCTTGACTGCTTGGGTTTGTGCTCGAATAACGTCTTGCGTAATTCCGGCGTTTCTTCCCAGACGGCGGTTTACCACCTCAAGTTCAGCCACTTCTCCGGCGGTGACTATTGCCTGATAACCGAGATCAGCCAGGCTCTTAACCGCCATGACACCCAAGAACATTTTTATTGCATTGCCAACTAAATTCGCGCCTTTGGCGATACCGTTAAACGCGTTATCAGACACGTTCCCAGCGCCTAATATTTCGGTCTTATAGCCGCCTGTGTCCGCTATTAGTTTGATTACAACTTGTCCGGCATCTATCATTTCTTTTTACCCATTGACCCGAATATGTTTTTTAGTTTGTTAGCCAACTGCTCTTGCGTCGGCATCTGCGCCTTCTGTGTCGAATTNCGCATAAAGTCTTTTGGCTCGAATGGCTTACTNCNCTTNTTCGGATTNCGCGCGGTGTTGGCNATNACNCTTGCCACTAACCCCGCGTGGTATTCGTCTTCCTGCCAGCCAAACGGCTCTATNCCAAAGTACGCGATCCACTCATANAGCAGGCTGACGGGCATATCTGCCAGCATCCCATCCACATCGTACTGACCTAAGGCCAGAGCCAACCGAAATGCAAAGCGGCGGTCTGGCCTTTCAGTTAGTTTTTTTGCAGTTCCTGAATGGTGTTCTCGTCCGCGCCGGACAACTTGGCACTTGCTATCAGCACCCTGCCCAGCACGTTGCCGGACAGTTTTTCGAGTTCGGCAAGTTCCTTATCCGTGAACAGCTGCACGCCATTTTCGTCGCACAGAACCATTTGGGCTAACTTTGAATTTGAGATGGTTTCGCCCTTATTAACGATCTGGTTGATGTCGTCCTGCTCTTTGGCGGTCAGTTCACGAACACAGACCTCACCGCCCCATTCCGGCACGTCCACTTTGAGAACCTTTAGTTTGTTTCCAAGAATCTGCTCTTTAGTCAGCATATTTCACCTATGAGCCGCTCGATTCGATGCTGGGTTCACCCGTGATCATCACAGTTACATCGGCTGAAAGTTTGTCATCGATCGGTTCAGTGAGAGTATGCGCGGTCACAATTGCCGCGAATGTGATCGTGGTCGCGTCTGTGTCGGGTAAGATGATCTGATAGTTATTCACATCATCGCCGTAGAGCTGCGAGAGCAAGCCCGTGTCAACATCGTGTGTGGGATCTTGCGGCAGGAAGTTCAGCGTCAATGTAACTTCCCCGCCGTCTTTCAAGCCGGAGATGCGTTCGCGCCATCCATTAGATGAACCGTGATGCGTGACCTCGATCGCTTCCTTTGCGAAGTTTGGCCCCTGAATATCCGCGACCTCCGCGACTGCTGTAAATTCTTCGGGATTATCCCCGTCGCCCATTAAAAACTGTGTACCAAATGCGTTTATTGCCATTGTTCAATTCCTTTCTCTTCTTCAACTATTTCGATTTTCTTGCGCGGTTTGCGCGGTGGTTTGACCATGACTGGTTCGGGTAAAGGCGGGTGTTTCGTGACGTGTTCGATGATCGCCTCTTCGTTCAATGTCGCAAATTTGCATTGCAGACATTTGAAGTTGGTCAGCCCGTTCCATTTGCCCTGTGTGTATTTCTTTCTCATACGTTGCTCCATATCCGCGCGTCAACGATCACAGCGCGCAAGTGTGAACTGGGGTCAACCTGGTCGATCTCGTTGGCGATGAATGATGCGCCGACCTCGACCGTCCCCATCGACCCCTTATATCCGGTTAACGCGGCTTTTACCTGTTGCGCTATGACCTTAGCAGCCGCGTAGCTGTCAGCCCATGACGTAAATTGAAAGCGCCCCAACTCCAGCCCGCTCGCGCCTGCGTGAACATAATCCACCACCGAAGACACCCGCTGAACGGTCACGGCGGGCAGGGTGACGTTCTGGGGTAATGGCGCGGGATAAACGCGCTTAGCCGCCACATTCAGCGCTATGAGGTAGGTGATGATTCCCTGTTCGATGTCCATTAGAACAACCTTTCTATGGCGCTCTCAAATGCGGTTGACGCTGCCCTGACGATGCGGTCTTTGTCCTCATCAACGGTCGGGCGCATATAGGGGCGGGCGGGAATGGTCACGCTTTTGGTCTTCACCCATTGACCAGTCTTTTTAGAAAAGAAGTGCAGATAAGGGCCGTTCTTTGCAGTTATCACCCCGCCAAACTCGTGAATCCTGCCATAAATAACCGTTGGGCCGGATTGCCCTTCTCCACCCGATGAAGACACGCGGTTGATTTTGTGTTTGACGCTATTGACAAGTGCGCCTGTCTGATACAGTTTGTGGTTCAGGATGCGCATTTTCTGCCCGTTATCCATCTCGAACAGCCCCGCCTCCAACGCCTCGCGGTTGGCTTGTTCGGTGATGGCGTTGGCCAGTGGCCCCTTTATAAAAGCGTTCCATTCAGCGGGTGACCATTTACGGCTCATACCTCGACCCTCCGTAATAAGACACGAATACCAGAAACTCCGCGCTGGACTGGCGAGACTATCTCGAATGTCAACGCCGTGATGTTCTCCCCGTGTCGCTTGGTCACCTTGAATCTGTCCTTATAGTCAATGGTGAAAGTGATCGGCAGTCTCAATATCGCGTCATACTCGATCAGCGTCATGGTGTCCTTGTCGGTCTCATTGCCCGCCTTCATCTCCAGCCCGCACATGGTCGAGACCTGCGCCTGTGTGAATGCCTCGATCTGTTCGTTATAGCCATTGGCAGTCACAGACCGCACGAGACGATAGCCCGTATCCATCATGTGCGAAGACTGCGCGTCCCGAAAATTAGCGAGTTCGTTTGATGTAAACATTTACATATCCAATGTGTAGTGTTCACGCGGCCATTTGCGCATTAAGCCACTCTTAGCCACCGACTTACTGCGATATTTAGCGGCGGTTTTAGCGGCCTGCTCATACGCTTGGGAGCGGTTGTATCTCCCGCCATCAGCCGCGAAGTCGTATTTATCCTGAAGGTCAGCGGCTTTTTCATCCCATATTTCAGCAGCTGCCGCGTTCATGTCGTAGGTCGGTATCCAGTCATCGCTTACGGTAACGGTCGGCGGTGTGGTGGAATAGTCCAGCCAGGTCGGGTCAACGCCGTTGACGTCCATCACCGGATAGGATTCGATGTAGGCTTGTAAGTCTTCATCCGTGTAAATATTGGAGGTCGGCTCGGCGATCATGCGCCGCAGTTTACGCACATCATCAATTAGAGTAACGCTGCCCCACACCACGTTTATCTCAAGGCGCACAACACTTTTTTGTCCATCGGATAATGTGGCTGTGACCGTCAGATAATGAATGCCGGTCTTTGTTTGAACGCCCAGAGTTACCGGAACTATGCGCCCTTCCTGAATTGCGCCGACCGTTGGAGTTGTAGCCGTTCCGCTTGGAGGCGTATGTACCGCCGCCGCGCTCGTTACAGTCACGCCCGTTGGCAGGTCGTTAGTGAAGTCGAAATAATGAGTCCTGATCTCGCTGATTGACTGCACCACGCCCTTGACTTCAGTTGCCATGTTTCACCTCAATTACTTTTCTATGCCCGGATAAAACCCCGTTGGCTTTCGCGCCCATCACGGCTCTTGAATCAGCTATTGCTGAACCGCGTTCACCCGCTTGAATTGCGCCTTTACCTTGATAGTTGAAAGCTGCGAGAGACACGCCCGCTAAGACTGTGGATAATGCGCCGTAAATAATGGGTAGGTCAAGGACAAGACCCGCACTTTGAAATTCAACATCATCCAGAGAAATAGCCGCCTGCCCTGTGATTATTGGTGTCAGTTCACCTTGAGCGGATAATTGAACGCCATCCAGAGACTTATTGAGCGCCCCTTGAATTATTGTTTTTCCTTGCGTGGTGAGCGAAAGATCATCCATTCCAACGGATAAACTACCGACCACGACCGCCTGACCACTCCCGCTTGCGTTGAGTGTTACGCCGTCAAGATTGGCTGACAAAGAACCGCTGACCGCCACCCCTCCGGCTGATTGCATTGATACGCTGGTTTCAGTAGATGCTGAACCTTGAATGATGATCTTCCCCGCCGCGCTTATGCTAACGGGTTCGAGAGATACCGATAGAGCGCCTTCGGTAATAGTTGGCTCTTCATCGTCAACCCTGCCTACTGCGTTTAACGCGATTGCGTCAATGTTTGTTTCAAGAGCGCCGGATATAAAGACTTTTCCCGCCGATTGAATTTGAGTACCGTCAAGGGCTTTACTTAATTCACCAGCGATGAATGTTTTACCTGCCGATGCAACCACCACAGAATCCAGCGACTTCGAAAGAGCTCCATTAACGATCACCTTACCCGCGCTGGATAACGTCGCACCGTCAAGAGTTTTACCGACCGCGCCCTGTACGGTTACTTTTCCGCTTGACGAGAGCGAGACACTATCAATGGTTTTATCAAGCACGCCGGTGACTTCTTCCGGTTCACTTTCCCCACTAACCTCACCAGCGGCACTTATTGAAATTACATCAATGGATTTACTTAGCGACCCGCTGATGATCGCCTTACCTGATGCGCTTAGGGATGTGTTATCAAGTGTTTTAGATAATGTCCCTGTAGCAACCACCACCGCTGTGTAATTGACAGTCACCTTCACATAATCAATGGATTGCGTTGATGCGGTGTTGTTGTTGCCGCGCGAACATCTTATGCGGATTTTGAAATCTGCGCTCTTTATATCCGCAATCGTCAAGCCATCAATGGTGTAATTGACATCCGTGTCGCCTGTCGGTGTATTGGTGTTTGTGTATTCTGACCCATTCGCCGTTGCCCCAACGTAGCCTTGACTGCCAAGTGTATAACTGGCGGTGTCTGTGCTGTACTTGAATTGGATATAGACGGTTACGCTGTTGAGCGTATCATCATCGCCAATAGCAGAGAAGTCAAACCCGCTTACATAATGAGCAAGGGAGTTATTTTTATTGGGTAAGGCAGTTGCATAACCACCATCATCCGCGTAGAAATTGGTCGGGCTGCCATAACCCGTACCATCTGCCGCGTTGCTGGTGCAAAACTTAGTTAGGTCAACTGCCATTTATTCGCTCGTTATGCGTTGCCTGCTGTTAGCGTGAATCCCGTAATAGTGACGGTCTGACCCGCTGCAATGTTGATATTGTCAAGCGTCATATCTCCACCGTTGCCAGTAGCGGTCACAGTTCCCTGAATGTGCTGGGTTGAGCCGTTGGAGGCATAGAGCCTGAAATGACCCGCTTCCCCTGCGCCGTCCGCGCTGGTGTCTGACCACGTTCCGGTCAATGCCTTCGCACCAGCATCAGCGGCGGCCATCCAGTCAGAATCAAGAGACATGGTTGCCAATACATCGCTGTCGGCATCGGCAATACCGGAAGGGGGTGCGCCTGTTCTGATCTTCAATACCGCGCTGGTGCCGATCCCTGTTTCAATCGCGTTCAGCATCGCGTTTCTTACTGCAACACTCATCTTTACTGCCATCGTTACCTCTTTTCGTTAATTTGCCTTTATAAATTTCTGATAATCCTCAAACGCGGCGAAGTCGTAATAAAAGTTCATTGGTTTGATGTGATGGTCAAACCCTTCCATCGCCATATTGAGCGCGTGGGTATAGGTCTCGATCAACTTAATGTTCTTCTGCCAATGTTCCGCAACCGCGCCAGTCCAACCCAACACTCCCCAGGCTTTATATCTGCCCGGCTCAAGATTCTGTTTATTGGCTATTCTGTTGCCTAAAACAACGCCGTAGCGTTCGGGTACTTCTGTCTCAAAGCAGCCAAGATTGAAGTCAGCACAGAAGAAGTCATCAAACACATTCGGCGGGTAGTAGGTGTCCGGCATGGCGAATAGATTGCGTTCGCCGTGCAACGGCAGGCTCTCCATGATCGCGCCCCAAATATCCTTACCGCCTGACTGGATGACATAGAACACATTTTCTTTTTCGAGGTGCTGCATGTGCATCTGTAACTTGTCTTTGTTGGTGATAACCAAAATCACGTCACAGCCCGCCTGCTTCATAATATTGACCGTGCGCCTCAAGGGTGTCGTGCCTTCTGCGATAGGCAGCATTTCTTTCAACACACCACCGAAGCGGTCAGCTTTTCCTGCTGCCGGGATAATTCCGAGTTTCCTAACCACCATGCACCTTGTTCAAAAAGTATCTCTTTGACGCTGCCATTGTTTCCTCGTAGTTCTGCCAGCCAACCTTGCGCCTGTGAACAAAGCCGGGTTGGTCAGCGATATGGATAAATGGCAGTTTCACGTCTTGCAACTTGTAGCCCTTCTGCTGCGCGGTCCAACTGAAATCGATGTCATCCACGCCGGAGGCTGGATAGTTTTCATCAAACCCGCCCACGTCATTAAATACTTGCTTTTGCATGAGCATCAGCCAACCGTGCAGGTATGCCAGTTTCTTACCCGTGCCCCAGTTTGACGACTTGTACCTGATGTCCCTGGAATAGATAATGTTCTTCTTCAGCGCTTCAACGGTCTCGACAAATGTGCCGGTACACAGAACGTCATCATTCAGCATCATCAGCCATCCGTCATCTGCAGCCCCCGCGCCCGCATTCAACATCTGCGACCAGGAGCGCTTTTCGTCAAACCGGATCAGTTCATAATCACCAACCGGATATTTATTCGGCGATGCGTTATCAATAACGATGATCTTTACCTTTGGCTCATGGCAGCGAATAGACCCGATCAGCGGTGTGAAGTAGTCATTAAATTCAGTCGTGCCGGTGATGATGATGTTCATTTCTGCCCGCTCCAAACGCGCTCATCTAACCCTAAATATTTCAGTTTCTTGGATGCGGTTTCTTCGATAAACTTAATAACGCCCGGCCAGTTCTTGTGATAGTCGTGGAAGGCAATTACCCCACCGTCCCTAACGTGCGGATACCAGGCTTCAAAGTCTGCTTTCACGCCCTTGTAACTGTGATCGCCGTCAATGAACAATAAATCTATGCCGTATTGCCATGCACGGGAGAACATCTCTGATTCACCGCGTAACGCGATAATGTTTTTACGAAGTCCTAATTTGGTTAGAAATTTCTCGAAGGCGTCATAGTCTTCATCGGTTGAGACAAAGCGCTCTTGTCCTGGATTATCCCATAAATCAATACAGTAAATAGCCACACTATCCTTAGCAGCTGCCGCCATGTAAGCTGCTGACCGACCGCGATGTGAGCCAATTTCAACGATCACGCCATTCTCAGACACTTGTGCCGCAAGGTAAGCCAACCGCTGACCGTCAATTTCATAAACGCCGATAGACTTCTGTCCGCTGGTTATTTCTTCGTGTAATTTACTTTTCAGTAATTCACTCACAAGTAGCTCTCCAATGTCTCTACAAATTGTTCTTCGTCAAATGGCTTTCCAATAAACCGCGCTTTCCAGTCCTCGACCTTTTCACCCGTCATCGCCAGTTTCAGCAGTTCATACAATTCCTCTGGTGTCTGGCAGTCCTCGATGTTATAGGGGTAGGCTAAATAGTCCTTGTATTCGTCCCAATGCCTACCCCAT